GCGCGGCAACTATCGATGGAACCGTTAACAACCTATAAGGCGCTGCCGCTCTTTTCACAGTTGTCCTATAAGGGCCTGACAATGTTATGCGTATACGCAAAACAAATTGGATGCGTCTCAAAACGCATCGCCAACACTTGTAACACTAAAAAGGTAACTCGTTGAAATCATTACATTTAGAACACATGAACATTCACAAAAACAAGAATGTTCACAGCTAAGTGCTTGAAATCATTAGGTTTAGAACACGATGAACACACTTACATTCGTTTCAAAAAATAGGCAAAAAAGTTGTCACACATTATGTGACGCTGTTTCATGGCGCGGTACAATTTTCCCCCAACCTTCACCAAATCTCAAAAATCCTTGTAAGTGTTCTATTTTTAAATATATCCAATAATATCAATAACTTAACCATGAACATCAGGGTTTTTACGTTTGTTCACGTGTTCTAAACCCAATGATTTCAACAACTTAACTTTTTTAGTCGTAACCTTTGACAACGCTTACGTAAATTATAACATATTGAAATTATTATATTTTTCAACAAATTACATTTTTGTATGCAGCTACATTATAGCTAAACTCTGATTATCTAATGATTTCAGCAACTTGAAAATGTTCACGAATGTTCTCCGTATATACCATTTATTCCTCAATGATTTCAACAACTTACAAGAAAATACACCAGTTATCCAATGATTCTATTGACTTACGGTATTTTTAGACAATCAAAGACAAAGCACACCCTATCACTTAACGCACAATCGCGTGCGTCTCTATTGCCCACAAAAAGCTCAAACAACACATAACTTCGTTAACGCTTGTCAATAAGGCGTTGACGAATCCCGCGTCCAACCTACGTTAAAATAAATCACATAACGTTGAAAATAATTGTTGACAAACCTTAAAAGCCTTGATAGCTTGAGTTATGAAGTTGACAAACGATAACTTAAACAAATGGGGGCAAGACACATGACTAAGTTCACAACGATACAAGAAGCAGTTGAATACTTCGTTAAAAACGGGATAGCTCACGGAGCAAATGAAATGTTAGAATACCAAGACATTATCGGGCATTCAACAATGGATCAAATATTTGATGCAGTTCATGTGATGAATAAAAACGAGCGTGGCAACTTCCTTTGGGTTTCCTGTCATTGCCTTAGTAAAGGCACATTCCTTGATATCATTAAAAAATGTGTCTGGCAGTCTATAATAGTTGAAGAAGAAACACGGCTCGCAACTGAGCACGCCGAACGGATGCAGGATATCGAACGGCGTGAAGAGAACATGAGCGCGCTTGAAAGAGATAACGCCGTAAAAACCGAACGGATTAAATCGCTTGAATTAGAATTGAAGTATCATACCGAACGCTCCGAACGGCTGAACGCTGACGCGCGCAAATTTAACATGGTACGGGATTTACTGCGATAATCACAACCGGACCTGGGCACGTCGTTAAACTGCCCGAAAGGAAACGACATGAAAATCACACCAGAGCATTACAATAAATTAGATAGTCTGATGAAGGTTAAACTTGGAGAAATTGATGCAGCATTAAGAAACCCGAAAGAACCGAGTCCAGAAAATCCTTACGGCAATGTTATTGACTTCTACGAAACTGGACGCATCCCAAGAGCCGATAAAGTGAAGGATCTGCAAACAAGATTTTGTTTTGACTTTTTTGCCTACGGAACAGACAGCGAATTTAAATCGGAGTTGTACCAGTACTTAAACGACGATCATATCGAAACAGCTTTACGTAGGATCATGCCGAAAGTAACCAAACGATATTAATATAAGGGAGACACAAACAATGAAAGTACGTAACATGAAAAGCAACACAGGACGCGCAGTGCCAAACCAGTTTGTTATTGTAGACGATATTTTTGAAGTTTCAACTAAGCAAAATGTGACGGTTGAATATTTCCAATCTTACGATTCGGTTATTGTTAAAAAAGTGTACCATACTTATGGTACTAAGATTTGTCTTGACAGGGAATACTGGGACTACAGCAAGACAACAGGAAAATACCGCAAGCAATTCTTGGGGGAGTCCAAGAAAGAAACACAGCAGAAAATTGACGACGGCACATACTTACTCACGAACTTAAATTAAGGAAGGAAACGACAATGATAACATTAAAGGAAGCCAAAGCACTAAAACAAGGCCAGACAATCTACCATGCATACAAAACCAATGCCGATGGCACAGCCATGCGCGCCAAAGTAACCAGCGTTAAAACATGGAAGCGCGATCCGGAGCGTGTTGAAGTCAGGGTTAAACATGGTTTACGCGACTTTGCAAAGTTCGATGAGACAGAACTCAAACAATTATGTCATTATGATCGGTCCGAATATGAGTATACACGTGTGAATAGCGACGTTAACGGCAATCCGCGCTACGTTCTCCATTTTCTTAAATGCGAACCATACGTATGGAAGGACTATAGCATTACCTTGCCCGAAAGATACGCTCGCGTTGTCAAGCTCATGAACACCATAGGTGGAAGAAAATTCCATAACAAACAATATGGTGGAGGAATAGTCTTTCAGTCATACAACATGGAAGATACAATTGATTATATCGAACGAGCAAAACGAGAGGTGACGGCAGGACAACCTTAATAACCGTAGTAACAGTTATTAAGGTTGTCCTGGCTTTAGGGCCAGTTATAAAAGGGGATTAAAACAATGCGCATGTGGATGATACCGCCGGGATTGCTTTGTGATAAGCATTTGTTAGGCGAACATGGAGAGATACACAAACACCGGCATAATTTTGTTAAAGGCCACAGCATTGCGGGACGTATAAGCCCCGTTGTACAGATTGAACCGCAATCGATGAAGAAACGTCATGACGTGTTATCGGTTGAAATGAGACTGCGCGGTATGAACCATAAAAGCCCTTATGTGCAACCTGATGTTAGTTCTTACCCCGTTGTATACGTCAATCAAACACAATCTATGCTTGACTTGCGCGAACGTTGTAAGGACTGTAAAAAGCGTATTGAAGCGTATTTTAACATCAACACATGAGACTAAAACAATGTATTTTAACGATGTTTACTTTATGTACGACCATAACACAGGGCAAAGGACTGAAAAACGTTTTAAGGATGTTTATTCCAAGCGCAGCGGTCACAACTACACGATAAGGGGATTGTTAGAGTTTGTTAGCGACTTGAACCGACTTAGCGTAAATTGTCATAACGGCAGATTCGTCTATTATGCAGCTTACACAGGGAGTTGTAGGAAAAGACGATGAAACACCTTAAACCTGCTGTTAAAACAGCAACAGTTTACAGCGCACAAGCTGTACGTTGTCCTAAAGGAAAGTCGATCGCTGTGCCCTTTACGCCGCTTATGTACGAACCTGTTTATCGCGGTGCGTATGCCTGTATAAAATGTGATTGTAAACGTGAGTGTTTTAAGATGAAAAACTTTAATAGTAAACAAGGAGCATAACCCATGTCAAAATTAACTTTGAAAAATGGCTACTACTTTGATGAAAACAATAACTCATGGAGTGCTGAAAAATATACGCTCGAAGAAGCAACAGAGGCAAGCGCAACGTTAGTAGCCTGCGTCGATTGCGTCGATTGCCGCGATTGCCGCGCTTGCCGCGCTTGCCGCGCTTGCGTCGGTTGTGGGTATTGCCACTACTGCGTCGGTTGTGGGTATTGCCGGTATTGCCGCGACTGCCGGTCTTGCCGCGACTGCCGCGACTGCGTCGGTTGTCTGGCTTGCCGCGACTGCCGGTCTTGCGTCGACTGCCGGTCTTGCGTCGGTTGTGGGTATTGCCGCGACTGCCGCGACTTAAAGAACAATCCAAACAGATACGGAAAACAAGGTTTGGGCGGGGGTCACGAAAACACCTGTGCTTACTGGCTGTCAGGCGATACCGACACGCTCCAATTAGTCTGCGGTTATTTCAATGGAACATTAAAAGAGTTCCAAGACGCCGTTACCGAAAAGTATGGTTCTGTCCACGAGTACCACGATTGGATTGCAGAGGTATTAGCCCTTGTAAAAGGATAAAAAGACAATGACTAAAGAAACATACGAAGAAAACAGGGAGACATGCCCAGGATATTTTTCACGAAACGCCAAAGGTTACTGTAATATCTTGCACCGGGCGCGTTGTAATTATGATGATTGTCCTTTTATGTTCTGGCATAAAATCGTCCACAAATCTTATAAACAAAACATAAGGAGCTTTTACCGTGCGTACAAATAGAGAAGAGTTCAACGTTGATTATTTTGTCCATTCGTTAGATACACAATCATTCCAGAATTTGCTTGAGTCAGAGGAAAGTTTTGACTTGGATAATGAAGACCTTGAAACGTATCTTGAACGTAATTGGCCTTTACTTGCAGAATAACATTCCGAAAAGGAGAACAAAGACATGAAAAGCAACATTCAAATAGCAGAGGACAAGCACAACGAGCATTCGAGAATGCTTTATAAGCTTTTAGAGTTATCAAAGAAAACGACAGAAGAACTTAACGCTTTATTGCAGCAAGCCATTGCGGAATGTGACTACAGGGCTGAGCAAATAAAAGAGTTTGCTAAACAACACAAGATACCTATTCGCGTGTCGTATGATTACGGCGTTATGATCTGTTTTCGTGAATTAACAGGTGTTTCGCTGTCATTAAATAGGTTAAGAACAGATTTTGGCAGTGAACCTGCCCCGCGTTATGAATGGTGGTACAAGGTAAGAAATAACATTCCTTTGTACTATGTTATATCGTCAGCGGATGTTAAAAAGGACAGCGTTATCGTCAAAGTAAAAGGACACTTGTCTTACTTTAAAGAGCCGTTTGACTTACGTATTGTGCAAGAATACAAAAACGGAAATGTTGACTACTCGGCAGACGAAGGTATTTTAAAACTTGTCTATATTGTAGAACAAATTAGACGCAATTTTGAAGGGGAGTAACTTATGAAAACATTCACGGTTGACGACTTAAAACTTTTAGATGCTTCAATTAGAAAGTGGCAAGGGATTGTATACCGGGGTAAAATAGACCACGGGTCTGACGATTGTCCTTTATGTGGACAATTTTTAAAACTGAACTGCGTCGGTTGTACTATAAGGGAATACACAGGGGTATACGGCTGTCACGGAACACCGTATTTCGAGTGGTGCGAAACTTCTTTTCCGTTTTATTTTGTACCACGGCATCAAGACTGGTGTGAAGTTTATTTCCCGAATTATTCTGTACAGACGTTTCATATAAGGACAGCAGCAAACTATATGCTGGTTTTTCTTTACGAAGTAAGAAAATGGTTAGTGCGTAAAATAACTATTGACAATCACAATAAAAATTGCTACGGTAGTAAACGTCATAGGTAAGTTGTTTACCTCTTTATACTTTATAAATTTAACACAGGAGATTTAAAAATGGCCAAGAAAAATGCAGCAAACGAAAATGAGCAAGCACCGTCTGAAGTGACCCCTGAACAGGCGCAGAAAGAGAAGAAAGCCGCCGAAGCTAAAGCCATGCGGGAGAGCCTGAACAAGGCAAAAACAACCCTTTTTAACTTTATTAGCACTGATTCTTTCAAAGACCTGACCGAAGATGTTCAGGAAGCCATTAAACGTCTTGCAAAGAAAGCCGCCACCAAGGTAGGAAAAAACACCATGGCTGGTTTTCTGTCCGGTCTGTTCCCTGAAGTTGGCACCGAAGTGGACGAATTTGAACTGTTCAAGGCCGAACGTATCGGACGTGCGGAGATGCGGAAAAAAGTTCATTACGCGCTCAAGAAAGCAGCGCCCGCAGAAAAGATGTGGATCAAATTTTACGAAGACAAAGAAGCCTGGGTGCTGGACGCTGTTGGTCCTGACGCTCCTGAACACTGGACAAAAGCCGATCTTCCAGTAACACGTGGATAGCCCTACAACAAACTATTAACCTTCTTAAAAGCCCCGTAACACTGTGTTACGGGGCTTTTTCTATGCGCAGCTTAAGACGAAACGATAAAACAGATCGTAACTAAAACTTATCAAATTTCATCGCTTAAACCTCAAAAAGTGGTCTCACAGATTCCCGCACAATTGATTTTTAGAAATTTTCAATAGTACAGGCCCAACAAAATTTACCCCTATTAAAACGCAAATTTACCCACTTAAACAAGACACGAAAAATTTATCTAATAAAAACAGGTACTTATATTTGGCCTATTTGCACCCACAATGTGGTGTTTTACTCCGGCTCCTGGAAGTAGTTGTATTTAAACGACTTACTCTTTTATACAAAATAAATATAATAAAATCAGTTAGTTATAAAAAAATAATAAATGCCTTGACTTACCTTCCTGATTGTGCTACTTTGGTTTAGACGTTGATAAAATCACGCTGTGCTGGTGAGGCGAATCATTTAAACCAGGGACCAGCACACAGCGACAAAGGACACTAAACTATGACAATAACAAAACACTTCAGCACATACGTAAGAGAAGTTAAAACATTAGAACAAGCCCTATCACAACTACAGTCAAGTATAACCGTGACAGGACTTCCTTTTAGAGCTAAACCAATGCACAAAGATGACTATTCCTGGGAGCGTGTACAACAAATGCGACAAGATAGGCACCCTTTAATTTTTGGAGGTAAACAATCGTGCTCAAAATAAACACGCTCTTAGATAAAATGAAGTCCAAAGGTATCGGTCTACCGGAACATGGCAGCGGCAGAAGTGGTCAAGTTTTAGCTAAGGATCTTTATAGAGCCATTGGCGATTATAACTATCCTAAAATGTACACAAAGCCGGATGATGTTATTCATTTACACATGCGCCGGTTGGTAGAACCAATGAAAGCTTACCGCTTCAACAAACTAAGTGACACAATTAAAGATGAAATTTTTGAAGACCACAACGGTTGGTTGGAAGAACAGAAATTTAACGGTTGGCGTGTTTTGATTACGTATGTCCCTGAGTCAGGTTTTAGAGTTTGGGGCGGCAATTTAAGTGATGTTACTTGTTTGCCCGTGGACTATACTGACCACGTTAGACTTTTGAAAGTATACAAGACAGCAGGTGTTGAGTCAGTTAAACTGCATCCAAAGGACAGTGACTGCAAGTATCTGTTCCCGCGCCCCTTTATACTTGATACTGAGGCGCTATGTTATGATACAGTGGAAATGTTAGACGGATACACTTCAACAAATACGCTGGACTCAATCAAAGCTATTTTGGGCAGCGACAAGCAACGCGCAGTGCATTTGCAAGAAGTAGAAAACCACGTTGTTACTTTCCACGTATTTGACTTGATTGAATTTAACCGGGGCTATTCAACGTTCTATAACGGAATAAAAGACGCGCCACTTTCCAAACGCAAAGCTGACCTAAAGTCAAAGATAGCGGAACTTCTGGACTACGGTTTTGTCAACTTACACTACGTTTCTTGTTTTAAGGCGGGGAAGAAAAAGTTTTTAAAAGATGTTTGGTCGTCAGGAGAAGAAGGAGCAGTGCTAAAGCATGAAGACGGGTTTTATGTTCCTGGTTCAAGAAAGAAGGAACTTTGTATTAAGGTCAAGCGCACCATGTCAGGAGAAATTGGAGACGATTTGGACGCCTTTATAATCGATTACGAAGACACGGAAGAATGGTGCAAGAAAGGTTTAATCGGAAGCATAAAGCTCGGCGTGTATACGGACGATACAAGGTCAGAGGTAAGACACATTGCAACAGTTAGCGCAATGCCCGAAGCTACTCGGGAGTACATCTCAAACGGGCAAACACAGTGTCTCGGTAAAGTTCTTACTATCGATGGTCAAGAGTTAAGCGGACGCAATAAGCTTATTATGCACGCTGTTGTTGACTGGAAAAGAGGTTTTAGAGAAGAAAAATCTAAACTTGACTGTGTGTATGACTTTGGCTTCATAGACGAAGAGAAATTTTGATTAGCATGGGAAATAATTACCAGTCAAAATCATCTGACAATGTTAAGACAAGACTGCGCAAAGCTAAGTGTCCGTTGTGCCGAAAAATACACAAGTTGCACAGCAACTTTAATGGAAGAGGCCAGCTTTATAAGTATTGCAAGCCTTGTATTATTATTTTAAGGAACTGTGATGAACAAGAACATTATAAAATTCCCAAATAACAAACAACGTACTGACGATACAAAATACGTTGAGTACAATATTGACACAGTCGACGAAAACGACGTCTTAGAAGACGGGGAAGAAGCTTGGCGGTGTAATTGTGGTAGCGTTGTGTTCTTTTTAACAAGGTTAGGCGCTAAGTGTCACCAGTGCGGAATAATCAGCAACGATTGGGTGGAGGATTAAGAAGTGAGAAATCTTTTAAACATGGAACTGCATGACGTGGTAACAATTTCAAATAGCTCAAACGGTAAAGACATAGATATTTTACGTGTTCCTGGCGGCTGGATTTATAACTTTTATGAAGAAGCAAGCGTGCAGTCTATTGACGGAATGTGGCAAGATGAGTATCGTCAAACGTCCGTGTTTGTTCCTTTCACTGCGAAAATGTAAGCAATGAAACTACCAGTAAATTACAACGAACTTAATTATATCGAACGACGTTATGTTCGTGAAGAATACATTAGATTGCAACGCGGACAGTGTTTCCATTGCAGTCAACCACTGTCTGGTAAACCTGACAAACAAATTATGGATATGCTGTTGACAAAAAGTTGTTCCCGCCTAAATTTTTCAAATGGCCGGTTCACCTACATCACAGTCATGAAACGGGCCTAACCATCGGAGCAGTACACAGTTATTGTAACGCTGTATTGTGGGAATACCACGGAGAGTAATAATATCATGAGTTGTTGGAGTAAAGAAGAATTAGAAAATATGCTTGAAGATGTAATTAATGAATTAGACTTATCTGAGTCCGCTATAGAAAAACATGGTCCCCTTGGTACGCCACCAGCCGCGCTTGTAAGACTTGTCTTGGATGAGAAAGATTTAAAAATCAAAGCGTTAAAAGCGGGTATGGAGGTTATAGAGCAAGCCGTTAAACAGGACTAAACACCGGAAATGTAAACAATGAAAAAATTTATACCTGTAAAAGAGTTCGCCCGTTTAACTAATCGATTACCTAATCATATTTATATGTTGATAACAAGAGGTAACAAGTACCGCAAACTGCGCGCGGAAAAGATAAAAGGTAAATGGATGGTACTTAGGGAAGAATTGAACGAGTATCCTTTTACTAAAGATACCCTGATAATCAACACGTTTAAAAAAGACATTGAATCTTTAGAAGAGCGTGTCAAACGGTTGGAGGCTAAGTGATGTTAATAGACATAAATTTAACTGAAAACGATTTAAAGCAGCTTATGTCGTTAGCGAGACGTTAGAGGCATAGGATAAGTGATGTTCAGATTGGCGCGCTCTCTTTCTTTTATCAGGAGGAAACTATGTTAATATTGTCAATACCCACTTGGGCAATCCCGACAGTCATTACAGTATTCTGTTTTATCTATGCTCTTTTTATTCACGACGACGGTCCTGGGTACTTTTCAGGCATTGGCAACCTTATGCTATTAGCACCGGCATCTTTTATATCAATGGTTGCATGGATTATCTATGCAATTTTTAAATAGAAAAATAATGTGAATGTCACTAAACCTTGCAGTGTACTACCTGGATATCACAACAAATGTCGTGATGTACAGATCTGTATAACTACTTATTGAGAGGACTTATGGATAAAATTGAATTCTTAAAAAAGAGTCGAAATGATTGGAAGGCCCGGTATAAAATTGCGAAGGGCCGAAAGAGTCGAGACGCAACGCATTATGCAAACGGATATTACGATGGGTTAAGCCTGGCCCTTGAAATCCTCAACCAGCCGTCCAATACTCGAATGCACGTGGACAGCCTTAAACCTGGGGAACCATGTAGTCATCCTGGATGCTGTAACCATATCACACACCCTTGTGAAGGTTGCGGTCGGGTCGGCTGCCGCTGATCCCCCGTCATTAACAAAAATGCTGAAAGGGGGTGGTATCATGTTCGGTGACAACGTTTCCCCGTTAACATTTAGTTGGGGGGTGCGCATCCTAACAACGCATTTTTATTAATAAACAAATGCACCGGTCAGCGCTTCGCTTGCCGCTGATTACAAGTCATCAGCTTAACATGGATGAAATTATGGAAATAAACTGGCAAGATATAAAAACGGCGCCTAAAAACGGCACTTATATTCTGTTATTAGGCGATAGCGGTTACACTACCACACCACATAGAATTATGGTGGGCTGTTGGATAGAAGGCTACAGAGATGGTTGGGTAAATCACGCTAATGATAGGATTACCGATAGTGGAAGTCCACCAACACATTGGGCGCCTTTACCGCCAGCACCTGGAATTGTGGGAGCGTCTAATAAAGTTAATAGACCGGACGCTCGCAGTGTTGAAATGAGTCATAATTGGCAAGCGGACAATGGGGATAAAACGTGTTGCTGTTGTGGCGAAGATCTGCGCCACTAATCATAAACCACATATTATAAAGGTTAATAAGTGAAAATAAAAACAAAATCGCTGCCGCACCAGGAAGAGGCCTTTAACAGGTTTAAGGATAATCAAATTGTTGCGCTTAATTCCGATATGGGCGTTGGTAAGTCTAAAATAGCCATCGACATCTTTGATTATAAACATGACAATGGCTTACTTGACACAGTTCTCATTGTTGCTCCGTCCGGTGTACACGCACAGTGGCTAAACGAACAGTATCCTTCCCATTGTTCAACAGAACTGTATAAGACGCTTGTGTACTCTTCGAGTAAAACACTTGGCAATTTGAGAAATATAGACACGTTTATGTTTTCACGAAAACAAATCGACGGTTTGTTTGTTTTCTCAATGAACGTTGAGGCATTTGCCAAAGAACAAGGTCTACAGTTGGCTAAAATGTTTCTTAATGGCGCAAAACTCGGTGTTGGTTTAATCATTGACGAAGCATCGATCATTAAAACACCTGATATTAAAACAGTAAAGAATATAAAAAAGCTAAGAGCGCAGTACCCTGATTCTTTTAGAATAACAATCACCGGCACACCTGCGGCAAAGGGTCCTGTAAATACTTGGAGCGTTTATGATTTTCTTAAGCCTAATTATATGGGTTGCTCCTATATTGCATTCAAAAAACGGCACACTTATACTTTTCAACGTATGTTACGTATAAAAAACAGGCTAACGCGAATTGAAAACGATTTAACTGAAGATATTTTCAACAAAGTAAAAGCTAACATTGCCCTTAACGAGAAAAACGGGCCTTTGGACGAGTACACAATTGAAGTAATTAAAGACAAATTTGGCATAGGTACTGGGACATTTTATCACATTAAAAATTCTGAACAATTCAGCAAGTATAAGAACATTCCCCAGTTGCTGGAAAAAATTGCACCTATTACCTTCAGCGTCAGCAAAAAAGACTGTCTTGAACTCCCGCCGAAGGTTTATGAAACTAAAATATTTGAACTTAGCTCGCAACAAAAGAAACTAATTAAGAGTTTGATAAAAAACTCTGTGGCGCTTTACGGTGATAAACTGCTAACTATAGAAATGAAAGCTCTTTTGTCAATGCGTGTACTTCAAATTTGTGGAGGACACTTTTCGTATAACACAGATATAGAGGGTGAGTTCGACTTTGTAAAGATAGACGGTAAAAACGCAAAACTTGATTTTCTTAAAAGAGAGATTGAAGAAATAGGGACGCAACAAAGTATAATTTGGGCGGTTTACACGCCTGAAGTTGACCTCCTTGTAGAAACACTAAGTAAACAGTTTTCCGTCGGCAAGTTAAACGGTAGTGTTAAGGATGACGACAGAGTACAAGTTGTCGAAGACTTTAAATCCGGAAGAGTACAGCATCTTGTATCGCAAATACAAGTTGGCGCGTTTGGCTACAACTTTCAAAACGCAAGCGCGCAGTACTGGTATTCTCGTAACTACCGTACAGAGCTTCGCATACAAGCAGAAGACCGGAATTATAGAATAGGTACGGTGGAATCACCAATAATTAAAGATCTTTTATACAACTGCAAGATAGAACAAGACGTCTATAAAACACTTAAAGGAGAGCAAAAGATTAACGACATCTTTATAAGCAAAAGCCCGGAAGAACTTTTTAAGATTAATTAACCCAAACAAAGGATAAGGTAATGGAAAACTACGACCACTTACTGAACAACGAAGACCTACCGCAAGAGGACTCTTTAACAAAACTTCGTGGTTTGGCTGAATTGTACAAAGAAAAAGAAAAAGCGTACAAAGAAGCTGAGAAAGAAGCAAAAGAGTTAAAGAAACAATTTAACAAAGTTTCAATGGAGCTTATTCCTGACGCTATGACGTCTGTTGGGATGACTTCTTTTAAGCTGGACAATGGGGAAGAAGTCAGCTACAGTGAAGAGCTAAATGCGTCAATAAAAGACCAGGGTAAACTGACCAAGTTTTTAGAGTCCCGTGGTGATGACGCCTTGATAAAAACTACGCTTGAGCTTGGAAAGATCCCGCAGAACATTTTGCACAGGATCATGCGAGACTTTGAAGAAAACTACGGCCTTGTGCCGGAGGTCAAAGAGTCCGTGCATCACAAAACGCTTGGGGCGTACTTTAAAGAGCTTTGCGGCTTGAAAAAAGGTTCTGTTGCAAAAATGACCGTTGCTGAAATAGACAAAGATATGGTGAACATCTTCACATACTTTAAAACCAAGATAAAATAAAGGAGATAGACATGGCTAAAAAAGAAACACCGTCCTATGACCACCTTAAACAGTTCGCGAATGACGTTGAAGGTTACGAAGGAATTAACATGAACACGATGGCGATTCCTTTTATCCGTATTTTGCAATCGTTATCGCCGCAGCTTAAGAAAAGCAAAGCGGAGTACATCGCCGAAGCAGACGAAGGGGACATCTGCAACAGCATTAACGGAACACTGTACACAAGACCATTGCGCGTTGTAATTGGAAAATTTGAACGGCTTTTCATCGAGTGGAAGCCAAATCGCGGTGGCTATGTAGCAGCACACGCACCGGAGGAAGTTGAAAACAACCCGCAGTACGTTAACATTCTTAACGATAAAGGTTCGATGGATCTTATTGACAAGGATTCAAAAAACCAGCTTTTTGACACGTACATGTACTATGTTATGCTGCCGGACTACTTGTCTGATGAGATTTGCATTATTGCTTTAGCTTCAACGTTTCTTAAAGAAGCCCGGCGGTTAAATCGAATGCTAATGACAACATATATTCCCGGAACAAGTCAGAAAGCAGCGCCGCATATGATGGTTTGGGAGCTTGACACGGTTGAGATGACCAAAGGGGAACACTCCTGGTTTGGACCGAAGTTTACATTTAAAGAGTTCGTTACACCAGATCTTCTTGAAAGTGTAATGGCTGAACGAAAAGCTATCCCGAACAAACAAGTTGATTACGCCCAGCTTGAAGAAACATCATCATCGGCAAAAGAACAGGACACATCTGACGTAAAGTATTGATGCCTTTCAAAAAAACCTATAACTTTTTCAACCAAGTGCTCACTTGTCGGTCAATGAAAGTGAGCACTTGGTTTGACCTTGAAGAAGACAGCTACAATTTTATAAAAAAGAAAACCAATAAAGCTGGGTGGTCGTTTAACCGTATCGATACGACTAATCAAATAGGTTTTCCTGACATTCTTATTGTCAAAGAGCAAGCTTACTGTTTAATCGAAGTTAAAAGGCTCAAGAAAAAAAGCCTAAAACTGCTTGAAGATGATTTAGTATGGCAGTTTGGGCAAATTGGTTTTGCTTGCTCTGCATTGAAACAAAAACAAAACTATGTTCTTTCAGTAGTTTACAAAAATAATATCGCCTTTATAGGAGACAACAATGTTCAATCAATTATTAGTGACACCTTCTTTACTGGACTCATTTGACTTTTATAAAAACGCACCGGCAACTTGGAAATCAAGAGCCGAGGCAAGCTTTATATCGCAAATAAAACGGGAGCCTGTGGATTACCCAAAATGGGTACAAGCAGGAAACGACTTTGAAAGTTGCGTCCAGTCTGTGTGCAACCCGTACAGTACCAAAGAACAAGCGTTACGTAACGGAAGTGACAATTTCAAGAAGGTCGTCAGCATATGTCACGGTGGTAAGTTTCAACAAGTCTTAAAAGCGGTAAGAAGAATAGATGACCAGGATGTTTGTTTTTATGGACGCTCAGATGTTGAGAAACCTTATACAACAATTGACTTAAAAACAACGCCGCTGTATAAGGGCGAAGACAAGTACTTAAACAAAAGTCAGCATAAGTTTTACTTGGCTCTTAACGGAAAAAAGTATTTCAAATACGTTGTTGTTGAGTGGGAAGACGACAGCTACATAAAAATAGCGTCTGTGTACGAAATAGACTATACGTCGCCTGGAAAAGAACACCTTTTAAAAGAACTGGACAAAAAAGTATGTGCGCTGTTTGAAGGAATACGCACTATGGATCTTTGGGACGATTACTACTTTACTTTCTCTAAAAACTAATTCATAGGCGCGGGTAATATGCAATTTGTCATGCAGTACCTTGAAAAGTTCGCAGAGCTTTTCAGCGGTAATAAAGAGCACTACGGCGTACATATACCGGAGAAGAACCCGAAAGAAGGCGAGAAAGCAAAAGGTAAGTCTTGGACAGAACACAGCGAAGTAACACAAGATCTTTACTTACAACATCTTCACGGTAAGCAGTCAATAGGTATAATTCCTGTAAACTCGTCAGGTAATATACGCTTTGCTGCAATAGATGTCGATGTTTACCCTTTAAATCCAACGCTGTATTTAAATTTATTAAAAAGGGCAGGTCTGCCTTTAGTTGGTTTTAGATCAAAAAGCGGCGGGTTACATCTTTACTTGTTCTTTTCTGAAGATACCGCAGCAAATAAAGTTTTACCTTACCTAAACACTATAAGACAACTTTTAGCATTACCTAAAGACACCGAAATATTTCCAAAGCAATCAAGAGTTGTCGGTACGTCAACCGGAAACTTTATAAATATACCTTACTTCAACGTCAGTAAAACAGCAAGATACGCTTATGACTACGAAGGGAACAAACTTGATTTAGAGGCAGGTATAAATCTTTGTTACAACTCACGTGTAACACTAACTAACTTAATTGAAATTTTAAGCGAGTTACCTTTAGCACAAGCGCCACCTTGTTTACAGACTATTTATCTTTCTGGTGCCGAGTTAGAGAACGAGCGTAATATATTCCTGTTTAATTGCGCTGTGTACTTGAAAGCAAGGTTTGGGGAAGATTTTCAAGAAAGTCTATACTTGCTGAATGAACACATAACAAACCCATTAAACGTTGAAGAGTTAGACAAAACTGTTGTTCAATCGCATAGAAAAAGGGATTACACATATCAGTGTAAAAACGGCATTCTTTCTGGTTACTGTGACAAAGAAATATGTGGCAATCGTAAGTATGGTATAACATCAGACAACATTAGCAACTTGTCTTACGAGAAGCTCACACAAGTAAAAAGCGCCGAGCCATATTATATTTGGACAGTTAACGGTGTTGAAATGCACTTTTACAACGAAACGGAGTTGATGAACCAGAATAAGTTTAGAGAGCTTTGTTTGCGCCAGCTTCACCTTGTACCAAAAAGATTGACTGATAACGCTTGGATAGCAATATTAAACAGAGCGTTAGACGGTATTGTTATAGAAGAAGTTGACGAAGTGGATGACATCTCCGTTGATTCGTTATGGATCGGTAAAGTTACGGAGTTCTTATCAAGACAAATAGCAATAAACCCAAAACAAATCGAAGACGGTTTAATTTGGTACGATGCAAAAAAGAAATATTTACATTTTAAGGGCGCGTTACTGCTTGAGTTTCTTGAACAAAGTTCCATGTTCAAGAGTATGTCGTCAACTAAGCACCGGGAACTTCTAAAAAAACTCGGAGCAAAACAAGATAGGCTTAACGCAGGTAACGGGGCAATTGTACGGTCATGGAGTTTGAATTTACCAGCGGCTCAAAAGTCTGGTTACTTGCTGACTATAGCTGTTGACAAGTTTAGTGAGGAAGACTTGTCTTTTGCACCAATAGACTTTGAGGAAGATTCAGAGTTTTAATTTAATTTTAGCGTTATATTTAACGCCCAAATGATCAAAGGAGTAATAACAAATGAAAATTATTGAACAAAGTTATGAGATTTTAAGCTTACCTGAAAACCTACTTGAAACGCTCGAAAAAGCCGGGCGGACCTGCTACAAATCTGAAGACAAAATCACGCCTGAATCCGCGCCTAAGTTTGTCGGAATGCTCCGTGATAGAGGACACCACGCCATGATTGAATTTGGTGATATCATAGTTAAGTTCATTACCAACCGGGGTGTCACGCATGAAATTGTACGGCATCGCCTTAGTTCTTTTGCCCAAGAATCAACCAGATACGTTCGATATGATGGCCTGATGGAAGTTATTAAGCCTGTCTGGTTTGAGGATAGCACGCCAGAACAGCAAGGCTCTTGGTTCAAAGCAATGGAAGACGCAGAGACTTGGTATCATGATCTTTTACTGTCTGGATGGCGACCCGAGCAAGCGCGAGAAGTGTTGCCTAATTCTCTGAAAACTGAAATTGTCTGGAAAGCCAATATACGCGAATGGCGGCACATTTTCTCATTGCGCTGTGCAAAGACAGCCCATCCGCAAATGCGTGCTTTAATGCGGCCTTTACTGGAAGAATTAAAATCAAAATTACCGGTCGTCTTTGACGACATTGAGGGATAATTATGCCGTTCGTTCATGACCAAATCCGAAACCATTTATTACAACAAGCCGGAATAATCAAACCGGAACCTATACCGTCCCTGGAAGAATTGAAGACAACCGAGTGGTCTTCGGAGTTTGAAAAGTTTATGCGGAACCGGCTTATCATGGGATGTATGCGGTATGGCGCCTTGAGGCGAAAAGACAAACCAAAGTATGACAGACTAACGTCAATCAGGCAAAGACTCGATCTATACGAGGCTAACGGTAATGCTGAACATCTGGTAGATATTGCCAATTTATGCATGGTTGAATTTGTCGATGAATCACACCCAAACTTTCATTGGCACGCACAGGATGACGGTATCCATTCTAAGAAAAGCTTGTGACACGTAAAGTACATTAAATAATACATCTTCTAAACCGGTTTTCATAAATATAAAAGGAACACCATGAAGAAAAAAGTTATCTTTGGTCCACCTGGAACAGGTAAGACAACGTATCTTATGAAACTTCTTGAAGCTGAACTGACTTCGACACCTGCGAATAGGATTTCTTTCGTGTCTTTTACTAAACAAGGAACTTACGAAGGTGTTCATAGAGCTATTAAAAAGTTCAAGCTGTCTAAAGCAGACACAGTTTATTTTAGAACAATACATTCTCTTTGCTTCTCCGCAGTTGGTGCTAAACGTGCTTTTATGGTCGGAAAGCCGCACTACAAGTTGCTGTCTGACAAGACAGGAATTAACTTCACAGGTTTTTACACGGAAGATTTTTCTTCAACCAACGACGTTTATTTACATATTTTGGCAATGGAAAAGCACAATCCAAAGTATGCTGCCACGCTTAAAAAAGACCTTAACTTTCGTATTTTTAAGTATGTCGAGTTCCAGTATAACCATATGAAAAAACAACTTGGTCTATTAGACTTCGACGATTTACTTATACAATACTTAGAAACAGGCAAACCTTTAGACATAGATGTTGCTTTTGTAGATGAAGGTCAAGACTTGACTCCGTTACAATGGAAAGTAGTTAAAAAGCTCTTCGCAAACGCTCAAGTAGTATACGTTGCAGGTGACGACGACCAAGCAGTTTACGAGTGGTCGGGGGCTAATGTTTCTGAGTTTCTAAGCTTTTCAAGAGATAAGCTGATTCTAAATCAGAGCTACCGGCTTCCAAAAAATGTGCTTAAACTTGCAAATAAAATAACTTCTGACATCAAACGAAGGCAAGTAAAAAAGTTTAAAGCTAAAGACGCAAAGGGTAAGTTATCTTTTGCAAGAAGTATAGAGCAGTTGTCTTTTAAAGGTGGTGAACTCGTCTTAGCAAGGACAAACTGGTTGCTTAAAGACTTGTCGCAAAAACTACTTCAAAAAGGCGTTCCTTGTGAGTTTAAAGGTAGAAAGGCCGTTGACAAAATAACGGTAAAAGCGATTAAAGCGCACATTGATTATGAAAAAGGAAAAATTCCTTTAGACAGCTTAAAAAAGTTTTCCGTATACTTTGACAAACTTGACAAGCAACCGTGGCAAAAGACTATAAAACTTACACCTTTAATGCTGTCGTTTTACAGGAACTATATCGGAGTCAAAGAAGATACGAAACCCGTTGTGCTTGAAACCTACCATAGTTGTAAAGGTAGCGAAAATGAGCATGTTATACTGTTACCTGAGATAAGTAAACGTGTTCACGACAACATGTTTAAACGCTACGACGCAGAGTTACGGTGTTTGTATGTTGGTATGACGAGAACAAAAAGCGACTTAACATTAATATTACCAAACTCTAAGTACTTTTACCCAACTAAATATTTTAAGGAGTAACTAAATGACCTTTGTAGCCTCAGACAGACAAATAGACGTTTTTAAAAATGCTGAACTATTGTCTTTAGACATCGAAACAAAAGATCCGTTACTCGTAGATCAAGGACCCGGGACACACAGAGGTGATGGGCATATTTGCGGCGTGTCAATGGCCGCGCTTAATGGCCCTGATATAGTAAAACACTATTTTTCTTTTTCGCACTACGATACTCCGCAGGAACAAACACAGCGCAATAAAAAAATCGTAAAAGATATTTGCGCGAAAAACAACGCAAAGATAGGTGCGAATATAAGCTACGATATTGAATGGTTGGAGCACACCGGTACACCAGTAAATGGACCAAAAAATGATGTCCAATATGCGGAACCGCTTCTTGACGAGTATAAACGGTCCTACTCGTTGAGTTCGCTGGCTAAAACATACCGGCTTAAAGACAAGCAAACAAATATTCTCGAAGATTATGCTAACGTTATGGGGTGGAAAGGCAAAGCTATAAAACATATTTGGCGTATGCCGGAAAAAGTCGCAAGGGCGTATGCTTTAGTTGACGCAGAACTCCCATTACAGATCTTTGCCAAACAAAAGATAGCTCTTGAACAACAGGGTCTTTTCGATCTTTATCGCTTAGAGTGCGACTTAATTCCTGTACTACAGCTAATGCGTAAAAATGGCGTTAGAATAGACGTTCCGTATCTTAAGAAAGTGTCAATGGAAGCGGCCCAAGTACAGTTTGATTTAAAAGAAAAGTTGTATAAATGGGCTGGACGTTCATTGAACCCTAACTCATCAACACAGTTAGCCGAAGTGTTTGACCATTACGGGATACCTTATCCAAGACACCCTTTGACATCTAAAATGCGTGACAGAGGTATTAAGCAAGGAAACCCAAAAATTGACAAGATGACTTTGACAAGATTGTCCTCGAAGTACCCCGAGTGCAAAACAATACTCGACTATAAACATTACACAACGCTTATAAATTTATTCTTGTCAAAGTACGCGAACTTTATCTGCAACGACAGACTTTACTGTTCGTTTCATCCATTAAGAACTGACGATTACGGCACAGTGTCGGGAAGATTCTCAAGCTCCAAACCTAACTTACAACAAGTTTCAGCAAAGGAAGAGGACCAAGATGACGCGCAGTTAGGTTCGCTGCAAGGTAAAATAGTTAGGCGCTTATTTATCCCTGAAGACGGGCACAAGTGGGCTAAGAATGACTACTCTCAAATCGAGTACAGAGTTCTTATGCACTACGCAACTGGTACAGGTAGCGTAAAACAAGTAATAGACAAGGTTAAAGCCGCGTATAACAAAGACCCGAAGACTGACTTCCACCAAATTATTGTGGACATGACAGGATTTTCCAGAAGGGACGCTAAACGCGTTAACTTTGGTGGTCTTTACGGTATTGGAGTTGCAACGGCGTCTAAACTATTTGGGTGGTCTATTGACGACGCCGAAACTTTTTTAGCTGCGTACCATAAAGCTGCGCCTTACATACGTACAACACGACGTAGAGTTTTAGACGTTGCTGCACAACGTGGGTACATTATGACATTGCTCAAAAGACGAGCAAGGGTTCATATTTCAAGGAAACTGCATAGCTTATTTAATAGACTGATCCAAGGATCTGCGGCGGATATAATGAAAAAAGGAATGCTCGATGCTTACAACAAAGGTTTGTTTGAAGAGCTTGTATTACACTTAACTGTACACGATGAGTTAGATACATCGTTTAGAGACAACAAAGCTGGAAATGAAGCCTTACGAGAATTGACACACACACTTGAAAATACAGTCAAGCTTGACGTGCCAATTCTCGTAGACTGCCACACAGGAGACAACTGGGCAGAGGCAGATTGATTATTTAATTCCAGTTATTGTTTTTACAATACTGTTTGCCGCACCTCTTCTTTCCATAGTTCTCCCGATCATCCAAACGGAACAAACGCCTCCCCAGGTATACCAAAACTCAGACGGTAGTGTAAGCGTCGGAAATACAATAGGTTTTTCCGACGCTACGCCTGTAAAGAACGTAATCATCGGAAACAGTACATGCACCAAAAAGATAAACAATAAGCCCATGTATACAACAGTAGGCCGTGCTCTTTTTGTGTAGGCATCGCCCTGAGATAACTCAGCTTTCATAACCTCAGCTTTAACAACGTCCCTTTTCATGTCGCGTTCTTCGATAGCATTTGCGAGGTTAGTTTGAAGCGTAGCACGTTCCTCATCTGTCATTTTTTTAGGCCAAAAACGATCCATTATTCCGCTTGCAAAATCCGCGACAGAGCCTAAACCTGTTATATCCATAAGACCCCCTTAAAACAAGTTTTTATTCTTGATTAGAACAAGTTTTATAAGATCCTTCAACACTTGTTCTAAACTGCTTTTATTGTTTTCCACGTACTGGTCAACCTCGTCAATGAGAAGCTTCGCAATTGGATTAACTTTAAGTTCTTCAACCATCGCCTTACGAGTTGTCTTTTGCTCTTTTTCTTCGTCGGATAACTCCACGGCTATATACTTTTGTACAACGTTTTTTCCGTCAAAGGTCTCCGCAAACAACTCTGCTTTTTGTGTATCCTTTAACACTGGAAGCTCTTTAAGAATTTTATAGAAGTCGTGTTTATTAAACTCTTCTTCTGTTGTGTTTTTACCAAAGGACACTAACTTATCCTTTAGTTGTGTAGAGGAGCCAGCAGAAACAGTGTCAATTTGTATAACACCCTTTTTTATAAGTTTATAAACATCCATAGTCGTTTCCTTAGTTAAGTGTTCCTGGTGGATAAACTAATTCTGCATCGTTAAGACTGAACCCGGCAGGGTTTAGAATAGCTTTTCCTTTAATAAGTCTTAAGTGGTCTATGTACTCATTATATGTTACAATAGAGCTTTTCCCCATTTTAAGGCTTGGAGTGTCCTGTATTGTTCCTGATACAGTACCAGAGGTTACCAGACTTCCGTTTCTAAACAAATAAACTGCTGATCCGACTTTAACCACTGCTGCGTGGTGCCAAGTGTTTATTGATGAAGGAACAAAGTCAGCAATAACCACGGACGAGCCGGACGCAAAAATACCTGCCGTGATATACGGTCCGCCAGCGATAATGTTGCCGCCTCCTTGTAGGAATACGTAGTGAGTATCGGAATTAAAATCGCCAAGGCTTACAAAAGAGCTACTGTCTGACGAGTGGGTAACGTAAAACCAAGCGTCAAGCGTAAAGTCACTAACTGAGGATACGTTAATGTTGTATACCGTGTCTATACCTGTATTAGAATAACAGTGCGATCCCGTTTTAGGTGACGGCGTTCCTACTAAACTCCCGTTCTGTGTTACGGCGTGAACACCGAGATCGTCCTTTAATCCATGATCAAATGAACACAGGAAACTTTCCGTTTTATTTCCAAACAATTGCGCAACATTTGGTCTCATCAGGACTCTCTCCAAACTTGTGCTGCATCAAAAGTACTTCCATCAATTGAAGACAACACAATTCTGTCTCTTCCACTCGACGTAAATGTTGGTGTAACACCAACATCCCAATTAATCGTTCCCGAGATAGAAAAAGTGTAATCCCCGGCATTTTCAGTGATAAGTTGTATAGATGTCTCTTGTCCGGATGGTTTTTTATTAATGAAAGTCAGCGTAGTGTTGCCGCCAATAGTCATGCTGAACACTTCACCTTTACTGCAATCAATATCTACTGCGCCTGAAATAGACCCAAGCGCAACAACGTTTCTTCTTGCTGGTATTGTAACACAGCGCCATTGATCCGCAGCATAAGAAACAAAAAGTAGTTCTTCACCTGCGTACGTTGTATAGTCCGCACCGTAGGGCATAACCAGATCGGATGAATGCTCAAGAGTAACAATATCATCAAAGTGCAAGCACACCAGCACACCAGCACGATCAACAGACCTAAACGCGCTAATCGTAGTTGTTCCGGTAACGTCGAAATAGTTCCCGGTTAACCCAAAGTTCAGTGTCGCTGAGCTGGCAACGTCGGAACCTTTGGAGTTTTGTATCATATGTCCGTTAGTATCCAAGTCGCTGTAGAGTACTTGATCTGTAAAGTCTACATTAGCGTCGGGCAATACCATAGTACGTTTTGTAGCGGTTGTTATGTTACTTAAGTCAAAATCAAGCTTTTTAGTGTTGTCTGTGCTATTGTATACGCGAAAACTTGCGTCACTGTACTCCGTGCTCTGCTCAATGATATCATATGAATCTGGTACATAGTATACTTGCGTATCTTCAGAGTCGAAAGCCGCGAGTGAGTAACTACCTTCAACAAGAATAGTTACATAGCTGCTGTTATACAACGGAACTCCGCCTTGACCCAAATCAACAGGTTGCGATATTGGCGTTATTGTTCCGTTTTCTTGAAGAACACTGACTGTTTTTTGATTTCCAGCTACAGTAGGATCAGTGTCAGGTTCACCAATATAAAAATAACCTCCGGCCAGTGCTCTGCTTAAACTGGGACTTGGAAAAAAGGCTGGACCAAGTTTAACTGCTTCATAAGTCATTACTCTAATTCTCCCCTTCTTTTAAGTTCCTGGTAAGCTTTAACTTGTTCCGCTGTTAGTGTTCCAGTAACTGCTTTATCAAGGATATAGTCTTTAACACGACTTTTTTGAGTCGCTTTAAAATTGTCTAACTTCTGTTTTTCAACTTGCGTTTTGACATCTTTGAACATCTTTTTTACAATGTTGTTGGCGTTAGCTCTTTTCCTAGCGATAGCAGACAACACTCTCGCAGACATGCTTGCACCAACTTTTGTTGGACTCATTGTTGCAAGACCTTCTAACACATGATAACCTGTAAATACATCAGAAAAATTCAGCATTGTAGGATCGACCTTCTTAGCTTCCCTAAAGGCAGCTTTAGCTACGTCTTCTTCAAGTGTTAATAAACTTCGATACTTGTTTTTCAACCCTTGGTAACTTTCGCCTGTTTGGTCTAAGATAAAATCATTGAGATTTTTACGATAATTATTCGCAATAAGCGCATCTATTTTAGCTTGCCCATGAGTAAAGTTTGATGGTTTATTTTTAAAACGTTGCTGAGCAAAATTAAAGTCTTTAATTGCGTTTTGAATATCCAAAGGATACAACTTTGGCGACTCTATTAACTGCTTAGGTACTTTTTTGAACGAGCTTAAATTATTACTTTTTAAGTAATCAAAAGCGTCTTCACCAACAAGCTGCGTAATACGTGCTTTTGCAAATTTAGGTACAGCTTTAAAATGTGTGTTAAGCGCCCTATCCTTTTCTACTTTTAAAAGTTCGTCAGCAATTTTTGTGTAGTCTATGATTTGTGCTACATCTTGAGCGGCTCCCTCAATAGCAACGCCTTTACCTTGTTCATCAAATATTACTTTTTCACCTTCACGTAAAGGATACGCTAAAGAACGTCTTTTAGGTTTGTTTGTAGCTTCTTCTAAAAGATTTGTGTACTCTTCATATATTGGGCGCTTACGCTGCTCAATAGCCGAACTGAACTCTTCCATCGTTTCTGGTATACCAACATCTTTAACGTAACCCGCTTCGTCTTTCAACACAATCTTATTAGCGTTTTCAGCAATGTCGAGTATACCTTCTTCGGCTTCTGCTAAGTACTTTGCGTTTGCTTTAGCGTTAACTTTTCCGGATACTTTTGGTTTAACTCCCTGCATAACACCTTTTTTTACGGCGGCTTCAATCTCAGGTGTACGATTAACTTTAAACGAAAAGTCAGGATGCATTGCTGCGTATCCAATAACTTCTGGTAAAGCTTTAAACCAAGTAGAAGCTATAGTAGCAGCAGCAGGACTGTTTGTGGTTTCCATAACGGCGTCACCGAGTTTAGAGCCTGCCTCTTCCCACTTTGCAAAAGGTTGCGATAACATACTCGCAAAAGATTTACCTTCTTGTGTTTGGGGCTTGTAAACAAGTAAATTCTCGACTGCTTGTCGCCATTTGTCACCGGTGTCTACATCTTTAACTGTACCGGCTAACCCGGCTAACCCTGATAAGGGTCTTCCATACAAGGCTGTTAACGAGCCGAGCGCAGTTTCAAGTAGTGGATATCCTTTGCCTATTTGTGCAGACGTTTTTAAGAACTGTTCCGCAGAGTTTTTTATAGCGTCTTTAGCTGAAAAATCTTCCTTAACAGGACCTTGCACAAGATCTTGTTCAGAGGCAGTTTCAACCTCAGGGTCAATCGTAAAACCTGTAGGTAAATCAGCACTAATCCCTGTATCGTCTAAAACAAAACCTTTTGGCAAGTCTTTTCCCATTACATAGGCTCCCAACTACCGTTTTTAAAAATTATTTTTTCACCATTAGGACCAGTTGCTGTTTGTCCTTCTCTGTACCCTGGTTTAGTAGGTTTGCCAACTCCACCTTGTCCAGCTTCCACAGTGTCAACTTGGTCTATTCCATACTTATAGTCCTCGTTTAGTTCTTCTGTGGCTCGATTAAGAGCGCGAAGCTGCGTATTGTACCAAGCTTTAAACGCTCCCGGCGACATAGTTGGTCTCGCGGCTTCTTCTTCAACTTCTATCGACTTGTCAGTTAAGCCGTTTTGTTTCAAAGCGTTGCCAAGTACAAATAAAGCGTCTGAACGTTGCGTCATATACTCCGTAAAAATTGGATCGTTTAATTGACCGTTTTTCCACTTTTCAATAACGCCTAAAAAATTAACATCAGGATAATTTAACTTTTTAGATGTTTTGCGCATATCTTCGAGCAAACCCTTGGCAGACTCAATGTTCTGCTTACGCTGAAGCACTAAACGACTACCTGCGGACCTCCCAGTAGCCCTGTTCTTAACTGCGTTAAACTCCATATCATAGAGATCTTGTGGTTTTAAAGGAGATCCTTTTTCGGCTGCTCTTGCTGCTGCTGATTCGTAAGCTTCCATCATAGGTTTTGTTATTCTCGTAGACGGAACCCAACCTTCAGACATAAGATCGGCTAAATAGGGGTATGTTTTACTTGTAAGTTCCCTTTTGGCTTTTTGTGTGTTCTCTTGCCAATCGCTGTACGCTTCTTTGGAAGGCTCCATTTGGTTTGATATAAGAAAATTCTTATACGCGCCAGTCACATTTTTCCAGGGGTCTGACAACGTTTCAGCTTCTTTCTTTTTCTTTACAAAATCAAGTATACCACCTTCGTTGCCTTCCTGTTTCCAAGCACCGTATTCTCGAAGCAAAGCACTGTTTCCTGCACTGCTAAGTTGCGCGTCACGGTATTCTTTCATTTCTTTAGGAAACATAAAAGATAACGTGCTCCTTACATCTTTTACAGCGGACTTAGGGTCAGCATTAAACTTATCCATAAATGAGTCTGTTAAAGCAGTATCGTCGGCTCCATGCGTTTGCAATAACGCTTTACGCTTAGTAACTAAGTCCTGCGCATTCTCTTCCGTAGGATTCAACATAAACTCAAAAGAAGACTCTTTGTAATTCTGCTCTGTTGCGTCATTTTTAAATTTAGTCGCCATTTTCAGTGCTTGCGACATTTCTGGGTGAGCTACAGCGTAACTTATCATTGTATCAACGTTACCTGATTCGTATGCTGTTTTAGCTCCTTGACGTATTTTTTCAGCACGATCAATAGCATCTTGTCTCAGTTTATCTTCCCTGTCGTACTGTTCTTGGCGAACGTCGGAGGCTTGCTTTTGTTCTGCAATTACACCAAGTACGGAGCTTAATCCTGTCAATCCTTGTGTTGCGTCACCGCCAGGTTTTACGTAAAAAGGATTACCGTTCATTTATACGCTCCTTTATTCCTTTAATTTTACTAACATCTATGTCCGAGTGTACAATCAAGATCAAAACGTTGTCTGACACTTCCTTAAGTTCTTTCGCTAAAGTTTCCAATAGCACAGTGGTTTTGTTTTGTTCAAGTATAATATTTTTTTGTCGTTCGTTGCATTTTTCAGATGTCATAACGTTAAGCTCTCCGTTGTTTTTAAACACAACACCTTTCAACAATTTAACACTGTCATTAAGAGAAGTATAGAACTTAACAATTGTAATTATGTACACCAAAAAAGAAATAACGAACCCAAATAAACTAATCAATTCAGTTGTTTTGCTCGGAAGCATGCAAAGGTGTCCTTTAGTTAAAATAAACCTTGTAATTTTGGCGTTCTTTCATTGTATGTTGGGCTGTTTTTAACCGCGCTACCATTATAAATAATAGCAGCTAATAAATCCCAAGGGCTAAAATTAGCAGCATTACCAGGTCCGTCTACTGGTACAGATGAATCCTTATTACCAACCATACTTAACAAAGATGACTGCAAACCGCCAAAATTACTTTGTTGCTGGTTACTTTGATTAGGTTGCGATAAACCTGAGTAGTCCAAACCGCTTAATGGCATTTGACTCGGATAAACTTTATACATTACAAAATACCTATCCTTTTATAATTTACCATCATGAACATGTCTTCAATGAAAACAGCCTCTGGACAAACGGCGTATACTTCATCTGCCATTATACCCTGACAAGTTCCTTCCATTCCCATTTTATTAGCGACAGTGTTCCAGCGCCAAGTATACCAAGGAAACCCTTTCATTGTACCAACACGCCGAATATCCGTTTTCAACCGCCTGTCACAAAAAGCCTCGCCGCCGCCAAAAGCCATGTAGCCAAGGAGAGCGGTATTAGCCAAACCGAACAGATTATTCGTTCCTTGCTGATTAGCGGTCTGCCGTGCTTGTGCTGCTGCAATCTGCCCTTGACCTAAAGTCTGGCCTATAGACGAAGTTTGTGCAGCAATTTGGTTGGCATTGCTTGGAAGTCCAGCAAGACCGGTCAAGCCTTCAACTTGTTGGTTATAAGCTTCGAGCAGAGCTTGATTTTTCAACTGCGTGTTATAGTCATAAAGATTGCTTTGTATATCACCTGAACGTAAGCCTCCCGTGGCAGCAGCATTGCGTAAAATGGCCTCTTCGCCCGCCTTTTGACCACCCATAATTGCACCATACAGCGGCGACTTTAATGCACGATCAATCATTTCTTGTTGATTTCCATAACCTCCGTCAACACCACTAAGACCCGCAAGTTGCTGTAGTGCTCCTTCTCTGTACTTTGTTGGAAGTGCTTCACGTTCTTTTAAGTAATCCAACGCATTTTGCATGTAGTCTGCTTGAAGCTTAGAAGCCTGTATCGATGCATCCGCAGCAGCTTCACCAGCGTCATTCGAACCGAATAAGTCCCCGATAAAACCCATATTTATTTTCTCCTTACGTAAACTGCGCCAAAAGAACTTTCGTGAACTTTTTTAAAACAATGTTGTTCCACTATACGCATAACAGATTTAAGTTTTACTTTGGCAAGTATCATTTCGCACCAGTCAAATACGTCAAAAACAAACGCTATGAACTCTTCTATAGCACGGTCTATTTTTACTAAACCATTTCTATCGGAAGAAAAGTGACAAGACGCCCCGTTACCCTGTCGCGCAACAGAAAATAATACTCTTGTTCCCTTCTCCAACCATAAAAAATTTAAATGGTTACTGTCAGTGGGAAGCCCAAAAGTATCCCCTGTCCAATATAAAAAGTTATGTCTCATGGTTCCAGCGCCGTTATGCGCTCTTCAAGAGCGTCAACAAATTCCGCTATAGTTTTAAGATTATCAGCAATGTTTAGATAATCCTCCACGAGAGACGGAGGCCAATCGGAAAGTTTTTTGACTTCTTGCGGACTAAAATCCAAACGCTTCAACTGCTCTAAAAGTGTTGTCATTAACTCACCTTTAAATTTAAAAGTCCAAAAGCAACACGTCCTAAAGAAAGCCCTCTAAACTTAAAACCGACCTTTTCATTGCAGTAACCAAACGGACCGGCTATAAGTCGTTTGTTGTAGTTGTACTTTTCACCGTAGTCTAGCCAAATTTCGGAACCAAAAATAACACCGTCGTAAGTCAAAGACACGGCAAGGGTTGTAACCGCTTCAGTCGTGTGTCCAGGAATAGTTTTAAGCTCAATTTCGTCAATAGATAAGGACTCCATCAATACTAACGGCGTATAAAGTACCCACTCAACTAACTCACCGTATTGCGTAGAAACAGAACTGTCTAATTTTCCAATTCGTGTACCGTTTTTATCCCCGTAAACCCATGCGTTGCTCCTTGGGTCATAAACACCGTTTACCGCACGGTAAACCATATCATCGTAGGGTGAGGTCTCTTCTTTTGATTTTAATAAAGACCAAGCAAAATCTTTTCCAAGCGTACTTGCGATTGTCTCGTTAAAACAAAGAACGTAGTCAGGTAGATGTAAAAGAACAAAAACAGTGTCATTTTGCACACGACTTTCCAACTTTGCGTCAAATAAACGATCTTCAGGGTACTCCGCGATTATTTTGTCGATTTCTCGGTTTGAAACTTTCGTTGTTGTTCCTAATCCTATCGCGTGTACGCCTATTGCTTCACGTCTACGCCCACCAAGAATGTAGAAATTTTCACGGGTCTCGCACTTACCGTGTGTTGACACAATGCCTATCTTTTGTGCGCGGGTCTCTATTCTAGTAAAAGAAAAATCCGATGTCGCGTCATACACAAAAAACTCTAACGAAAATCTACCAAAAACAATTACTTTGTTATCCTGTGTTTTAGCGACGCCTTTTACGGGATCTGGCATAAAATCAGCAGTAGAGTATTTTAACGGGTCTATCGATGTTTCGTCCCCAACGTCAGTATGATATACATAGGTACCATCTGTTAAAAAGTACACACCATTAATCCATACACCATCAATAGGGTCCCCAAGATCAGGGTCAGTTACTTCTGTGAATGTGCTTACTCCGTTGTACAAATAAAAACGGTTATTTGCTATAATACCTTGCGTATTTGGACTGTATAAATCCTCAAGTATAGCTTGATCAGACCCCGCTACGTCGCCAATCTCAGTAACGTTAAACTCGTCGTCTATTGATATAAACTTTGTACCAGAAACTCGGTATTGTTCCTCGAAATTTTCATTGTAAAAGCCCCCGCGATCTATACCAAATCCAGTTGCGATCTGTGTTAAGCCGTCGTAGTTTAGTAAGTAGCCAGCGGCACCCAATATTTCCTTTTTGACCGCGTACATGTTTTCGGGTAACGCGTCCCTGTAATCTGTGTCTGAGCCTAACTTATCGCCTTTTATTAAAGTAAGTTTCATCAGACAGTAACCTCGGGTAAAATTTGAAAGTATACAGGTTTAACAATCTTGTTTGACTCAGTCGTCGTAACAACAATCTTAATAACTAAAGCTTCGTTGTTGTCGTAGCTAAAGCCATCGGCTCTCACTGTGTACTCAACAGATTTATTAGAGGAAGACTTCGCCGACGAGACAACAGTCAAACCCGTTGACGCCTCTATTGTGAAAGAAGAAATATCTTCTGTGTTAGCTAACTTACTGTCAAAGTCTTCTATAAATTCCTCAACTTCATACTTACGAAGTACATTTGACTTTGCGGATAACGGCACTTGTGTAGCAGGATCAAAATAATTTCGATTGTACGCATACGGTCGATTACCTGACCCAACAGGCATAGACCTGGGCATTTGGACTTGTCGTGTTATAGCACTTTTACTCGCCAAGTAGGAATGCGCACGCGCAACGTTAACCATGAAAGTTGGATCATCTAAAACCTTCTTTCCGTAGATCAACGCTATTCTTTCAGCAAGTACGCAAGAGACAGCAAATAAATCTGACCGCGCTATTCCAGAATCTTGATTTGTAGAAGGACTGTCACTAAAGGAGAAATTAACGTCAGTGTTTGTTTCGTAAAGCTCGCCCATTGTTGACTCTAACACAGACTTTCCTGCGTCTAAGTCAAAACCTTGAGGTAGCCGAGTCAAACCTGAGATTCGCAAAAGTTTCAACGCCGCAGTTACAATTTCTCCTTTAGTGATACTCATTTTACAAAATCCTTAAAATTTTGTTGATGCTTTAGTGTTGTCTTTAGCCACCGCAGGATTGGCTTCTTTAGTGTCGTCTTTAGCCGCAGCAGATTTGGATTCTTTCTTTTTTAACTCTTTTGGGTTTGTTACGTAACCCCGCGCCAAATACGTAGCGACTGACTCAGGGGCTACGATTTCTTTGTTGCATTTAACTCCGTCTATTTCGCAAGAATCACCTTTTGTATAAAGCACAACAGACATTTTAACTCTCCTTTATTAAAATTAGTACCTCTTAATTAAGAGGTACTAATTTTCGATTAACGGTCTACGCGGAGTACGCAACTGCTACGCCGCAGTTTGCCGGAACCGGAATTGTAATACCGTACCATGTAAAAATACGATACCTGAAAGTCATCGTGATAATATCACCGTCGTAAACCATGTACATAGTTTGACCGTTGGGCATTTTCCTGGACAGCGCCTTAAAACCGGCGAACTGTTTGAAAAGGTTGACCGGTATGGTTCCACCAAGAACTTCAACAGCGGATTTGTCCCAAAATATGTTTGTCTTTGCAGAGGCGTCCGTATTCTGGCGTTCAACCGTTGCGGCGTCCAGAATCTGCGTATCAATATTTGCGTAGGCAAGCTCAAGCGTATCCAGATTTCCGGTGTCGTCCAACGCAATTGGTTTCGGATAAATCTGAATATGCGTTGCGTCAGGTTTACCGACAACAGTGAAGGTCATATCCTGACCAGTGTCAATTTTATCAGCGAGAGCAAGTGCAGTTACAGTAGTAGCGGTATTCGTAAATACTACTTTATCCCCGACGTTATAGTCTGCCGAGGCTGCAACAACAATAGAAGCCAAACGGTAGTCTACATTTGTAACAACACCAGTTGACGTGTTTACTGAGCCAGCTTCAGGAGAAAACGTGTGGTCTCCTGTAACGGTGGTGTCAGGGCTTGCGCCACCAGTAAGGTTGGGCAGATAAGACCCTGCGTATACACCTGCAAATCCCGCAACGTCCATTCCGACCATTCCTGTTTTCCAAGTATACTCTGGACGACCTTTGATCGTTTCCCTCGAAGCAAGGTCTTTGGAGAACTTCAAGTTATCACGGTCATTAAGCAGAAAGAACCGCTCAGATTGGTACAATTGCCGTTCATTCATCATTGCTTGTGCTTCAGCAATAAAGTCGTAACCAGACGTTACAGAAGACCGGTAAAACAGCGATCCCTGCGTTGCGATTGCAGCAGCAATGGATTTATTTTGTTCGGAAACCTGTTTACGTGCAGATTGCTCCCCACGACGTTCCCAAAATCTCAGTGTACGCATGTTATCGGCGCGTTGTTCGATCAGGTCATTTTTCGGTGTTCCAAGGATACTCGGGTAAGTTTCTTCAATGATACCTGTTTCTTCATCCGTAAGATCCCAACCTTCAATGATGGGTGCATGCTGTTGTACGGGGGTCCAAATAACATTTCCGGCGTTCTGCATTGCACCGCCATCGGGTTCTTTGAATTCCACCAGCGGAAGCATACTGTCCTGTTGTTCATAAGTTTCTACAGCTTTTTCAAACATCGCCTCGACGACTTTACCTGTAGTTAACGATTCAGCCATTTTTAAACTCCTTTACCATTTTGACGTATCAACACCAGCTTTTTTAGCCTTATACTTAATGTCAAAGGCAAGTTGACCATTACCTTTTTTATGCGCTGCGTCGTAAGCTTTTTTAGCCTTGGCAACGCCTGACGCACCGATGTTTCCTTTAGCTGTTGGTGCTGGTGCTGGTGCGTTTGATCGTGTTTTCTTTGGGTTTACTAATTTTTCTTTGGCTTGTCCTAAAAAAACTGCGGCGGACAATCCTGACGAATCCTGCACAAGAAGCGTCTTAAGCTTTGCAACCGCGTCGGGTGTTACCCCTAAATGGTACATAACTTTCTCAGACCCTTCTCCCATGAAGGATATCAAACGGTCAGTATACTCGTCACCTTGTCCTGGGTAAACTTCATCCAATGCCTGACGAACAGTCGTGTCAGCGTTTTTATACAGTTCAGGTTTAATGCCCGACTTATCGACTAAATTAGCCGCCCTACTGTAGTGCGCATCAACATTTTCAGTGACTTTCCGCTGTTGTTCTTGAACCTGACGACTTTGACGATCTTTTAATGATAAACGTTGAAAACGATCATCAATAAGGTCATTTTCGTACTTATCAAGTGCCGATTCGTATGCTTCATCTGACTCGAATGCAGAACGCTTTGGTCTTTTAAGTTCCTTTGGCTCCGGTTTAGCTGCAAGTTGTTCCCGCAGACGCTTATTTTCTTCTTCAGCCTTATTCAACTTACCTTTCAATGTGTTACGTAGGTCAATATGTTTGGCCAAAGGAACAGCGTCCTGTTTTTCTTTTAAACTAAAAGGATCTTCGTCGTCAGCGTCATCAGAATCGTCTTCATTGTCATCGTTAGTACCGATATCGATATCCTCAAGATCTATTCCGTCAAGAATATCCTCGTGTTCTTCTTCAACAGATTCCGTACTTTCTTCCTCAGTTTTTTTAGTTTCTTCCAAAGTTTTTGTCATTCTACATTTCCCCTTGTAGTTAGGTAAACCTGATAAAACGTATCAGTAACGTTTGACGTAAACCCTACGCCAAAAGGTAAACCTTGTGATTGCACAAGTACAGTTTAAGTTAACATTGCGTATAATTCCTCAGTTGATTTAGACGACATATCCTCAGCCGCGTTAATCTCTTGAGTAACTTCTTTTGATGTAGCTTGCTCAACAATTTTAGTTTGATCTTTTAATTGAACAGTTGCCTTATTAATATCTTGATTTGTTACTTCAGTGCTGTCCTTCCTTGCTCTTGCTTCCATGTCTAAACGCTTAGTAATAGCGTTATACATATCCACCTCTATTTTTTGTTTATCCTTTTCATGGTTTAACTGCATTTGAACACCTTCACGTTTTTCTTGAAGTATATCCGCTTTACCTTTTAACTCTTCTGCTTTAGCTAACACCATTTCAGGACTCGGTTCTTTTGGAGTATTTTGTGCCTGTTGTAAAACTTGTTCTTCTTCGGGAGTCTCTGGTTTTTTAACACCAGCAAGAACCAATTGTATATTAGCGTACTGTCTAATATCCTCCATCTCGGAGCCTTCTGTCAACATCAACAGCTTTAACTGTAACGCTTTCTTTATTGGGTCATTAGGGTCAAGTGTAGGTATCAACAACTGGATTCTATCGAGTATTTGTTCCTTTTGACTCTGATAGTCTTTTCCAGTTTTAATGGTTACGTTAAACAATGCTTGTGATAAATTGTTAATGATTACTAATTGACCAGTTTGTCTATCAATAACACTATCCATTAACTGAATTTTCTTTTTTCTACCATCGGGCAAAAGAATAGACTCCGAGCGATAAGAATCGTATACTTCTGAACTCATACTCGCAAAGATTTCAGCATCTCTTCGTTTAGCATGTTTAAAGTGTGACTGATATACCATCGATTGCTTATCTAATTTAGCTTGTAACGCCAGAACAGCTTTACCCGACACATCAGGATCTGATATATCTTGTGGTAAACCTGGGTTTGCCACGGCTTCAACAGCACGTTCTGTCAACTCGATAGACACTGACAGTGCCTCAGGAATCTTTGTGTCAGGCAGTACGCCAACAGGTCCGACAGGCAAGGGTTCTCCACCAGGAGACTTAAAGTTTTGCAGCAGATAAGCGTAACGGTTGTCAACACCATTAAGCTCGTACATATATTCAAAACCTTTTATTTGTTCAGGAAAGAATATAGGTTTTTCTCTAGGACCTTGCGCAACTATATCCGCAAGATACGACATTTGAAAATTTCTTAACTGCTGCGGATCTTTAGCAATTCTTACCATACCTTCATAGTACTCTGAACCGTTTATAAAAGCACGTTCGCCGTACATAGGTACAACAGGTATATATCTACCAGCAATTCGTTGTTCGCTGAGTATCTCTGTACCAGAAGCAATATACTTTGTAACTTTAATATTTTTAATAGACTTACTTACTGTTAAACGAAAGCCGGCGTCAATTAATTCATCTTCAACCTCTTTTATTTGCGACTGGTAGACCTCAATGCTACGACCAAAGTCATCCTCAAAACCCAAAATTTTATCATTGATTTGTTCGGAATGGTAAAAGTTTACAACGTAAACCAACTTATCACCCGGGGATCTCCAAATAAACTGATAACTGTCCTCAGGCGTGGAAAAAGACTCAAGATTAATTTCTTCTTTATCCTGACCTGTTAATTCATGAACAAGGTCTCTGTAACCGTCTTCAGAGTAAGGCTCCAAAATAGAGCAATACTTAGCGTCAGACTTATCCAGTCTACGCGCTCCTGGGTCCCAATACACAGTGTTATTTGCCTCGTGAAGAGGTCTTCTGCGTATAATTTGGTTAGTGTTTAATCCTCGGTAGTCCTGATATTCCGTGTATAACTCCCAAGCACCAGCACCACAAATAACTGTTTCAACCTGGCCAACTTCGTAAGCTTCAACAGATAGATTATCTAAGTCGCGTTTTCGATAAATACCGTCCAATGCTTCAATAGACTGCTCCGGTGTATCTCCTTCAGGTTCAAAATCAATTTGAACTCTGTTCATAGTCAAGTCTGATAGAATGTCACGACCTGCTTTACGAAGCAGGTCGAACTCGCCTTTAAAAGATATTTGAGAGTTTTGCAACTGAGTATCATCCCATTGCGTAACGTAATAAAAGCTCATCTCCGTAGCGGCACGTTCACGATTGTCGCTTCCTGAAGTGAAAGCGGCGTCGTGCATCTTTTTTATATCTTCTAAAGTTAAACTCATTTAATTACCTGTCGTATTGTGAGTATTTAGTGTCAATGGCACCAATAATCATTACCTGTTAACTTCTCCCAATATGAACTACTAAATCCGGTGTTCCAACCTCAGCTTTAGCATAAAATATGACGCCATCTTCAGGAACTGCAACTTTTCCATTGTTATACGACTGATTTTGAAGTACAGGAACCGCGTCATATCCGGTATCATCAGTAGACAACCACCATTTGGAGTTGTCTGACGTATAAACAGAAATTGGAAAGTGTGTATTAGAAACCTTTGGTCTCGTCTCAAAAGTAATTGCAGTATACGTAGAAGAGTTCAATGCTACTTTTTTTGGTTTTATAATCATATAAAAATATCCCTTACGAGTTTAACTGCACGTTTCGTAGTCAACGAAATAAAACTTTTAGTGTTTTCGATTACGTCACTTGTGTATGTCAATGTTCCAGTAAACGTTAACGTTCCAGCAAGCCGCACAGCCGAAACCGCAGCACCAATAAAACCAGTGAACGATAACACCCCTGATACACTTCTAAATCTATCTACTTTTCTTGAAACACTGCCAGTAAACGACAGTATACCGCCAACAGCCTGTTGTAATAGTGAAGGCGTAGTTACGCCTCCAATGAAACTAACAGACCCAGCTGCTTCCCTGTGGTAACTGACTTTTTTATCCAAACTTCCTGAAAGTGCCATCTTGTTTAAGTTTCCGCAGCTGCAGTTAGTTGATATGTAAACTCTATTGTGTCTGTGTTTTCAACAGGAACCGCTGTAAAAACTGACCTGTCCATCATTGTTCCATTTGTAGCGGCGGAAAACAACCCATGTTCTACAATAGAACGAGACGCTGTATACGTAATAGTTGCAACAGACTTGTATATATTGGCGGTTGCACCCTCGACTTGTGTTCCAGCTTGTCTTGACTCTACTTCTGTGCCCAGCGCTGTTTGCGAATTAGCTTCGGCTGTGTTATCCGTTCCACTTCCGTGGTATTTAAAAGCGTCCATCGGATACGTTGTGGAGTCTTGTAAACTGTCCACAAGGTACTGTGTGAATGCTTGTGTAACAAGCCTGCACGAAACTAAACCGTAATCTTTTAAAAGTTTCCCCTTTCTAAAATGCTTTATACTGAGAAACCCAAAAGCTTCAAGAATGTTAGGTGCTTTAGTGCGCTTTAGTCCATCTATAATTTCTGAAAGACTTAAACCAAAAGGAATAACGCCATTTGTTACTTGTTTCCTGATCCCTTCAGCACTACTTTTCCTTTCGCGAGTATTTTGTAACATCTTGGAGAACTCCCCTCTAATTTAATTTCTTTGTTTTCAATCTTTTTAGTTATGTGTTTAATATGTCGTTTTCGTCTAACGTCGTCTATTATTTTACCTTTTGAATCACGTATAGTTAGAACTTTAGGGTTGTAAAAGTAAAATAATACCTTTTTTATAAAGTCTAACATATTATAGAACTCCTTCCAATGTTCTATGGTAACTAACTTTTCGTGTCAAGGAACCTGTAAAACTTAAATTACCGCTTATAGGCAATATTGTTGAACCACCCCCACCAGACTCATAGAATTCAGCAATGCAGCCTTTATATGCCCTTGCCGTTGCGCTTGTCCATGCCGCGTCCTGATTCGTCAACGCTGATGATGAAACGCGGTGTTGCGTAACAGTTGTTCCAGAGTCAACACCTAATGTAAACCCACTCGCAGCAGTAGCCGTACCATACAGACTAATACATGAGCATGCTGCTAATATCACGGCTTCTGCGTTTGTGTTAATAGGGGAATCAGTACAGGGGTGCGAAGTGACATTGGAAGATTCTATTATGTTTCCGTGGCTGCCAATAGTATCAACTCCGCCCATCTCAAAGATTTGTACATAAAAACTTGTTGAAAAATTAACAGAAATTGTTACAGTTGTTGTCCCGGACGAGACGCCGACAATACCAAAAATGGCGGAGCCGCGACCCTGTAACTGCTCGATCTCAGTCCATGCACCATTGACGTCATCGGATACGCTGAAAGTCCTTGAGTCCGAAACGCTTTGTGTTATTGCAACACCTAACGCACTTCCGGCAACAACATCTGAGTCAAAGGTTATATTAAGCTCCGTTCCACTCGCAGGACTTATTTTATTTTGTATGATGCCTGCGGACATTAAATAGACTCCACAATTCTGTTATAATCAATCAGTCTAACAGATTGTATAGTGATATTGACTTCATCTATAGAGCCGAAATCGCCGCCGAACATAAGATTTGAATACGGAATCGAATTTTCATCAACTCCACCATCAAATTTTGCACCTACTATATGGCGCCCACTAAGATCATAGACTTGGCAAGACAGATGATTAGCAGGATTAGCTCGTTCTGCTTCAGATATTTCTATTGTTACCCGAATCATTTCAGCTTAATCCGTTCAGTATACTCATAGACTGTTATTTCGTCAGCTTCTTCAGCAGATTTCGGTGAAAATTTATCGGCTTTTTTGACCTTCTTCTCTTTCAGATCTGATGGTTTTATCTTCTTTTTTAATATTTTAGTCATTCAACATTTTCCCTCATAAACATTATCTAAGATACTCGCTCAAAATGGTTAGAATCAATAAAACTTGATTTACCTGCTTCTACCAAACCGCGCCAAGATCCTCCCCAGCGGTTGTGAGTATTCAACGATTCCCAATACACACCTAACGGTTTTATCTTTTCTCTGTCGTTAGATAAGTATTTACCCTCAAAAAACACGTTTAAGTCTGCGGCTAAACGTTGTCCATGACGATTAGTTTTAGTCTTACTCAAACCTTGTTTAAAGTAATACTCCTGTAACTCATCAGGCCGCCAAAACTGTCCGGCAGTTAACTTATAGCCGTTTTTATCAGCAAAAACAATTAACTTAGCAATATCCTGTAAAAATTGCCATTGTTTATCTGAAAGACCCATTATTATCTCCTTATACCTAACTGCGGTACAGACCGAGGAACATACGTGTACTGCATTTCCAACGGAGCAGTTCTTAAACTCATCATAACCGAATCAGATAAATTTGGTGAGTTAAACTTAAACTTTGACTGCATTTCTTTTTTAGTATACAACTCAAATAAACCATTGTTGTTTGGTTTAATCGGCATCCGAGTTAGTTCCAAACGAAGTTGTTGTATATACCTCATGTTACTTGAAAAAGACAACAATAAATCAGGATCGTAGTACTCCCCATGAACAACTGCTCTATACGTTCGGTAAATACGATTTCGCAACATGAGATAATACTGCGCGCGGGTGTTTTTGAGCGCTTCTTTGTTAGTTTTACGCTGCTTAATTTCGACTTTCTCAACTAAACCTTGTTCATAATGAAGATCACCTTCAAACCTCGCTTCGGGATAGTCCGGTGTTTTGGAGCCTTTAAAGTTTGTCAATACACAACGTTTACTTTTGAAGTCCATCTCATACTGACCATTAAGACCAACACCTAAACCATCACAATCCCAAACAAATTCGTCAACTTGATACTCAATTGCCCTTGTAGCGGCCCAACTACCACCTTCATTAATATCAATATCATAATCTTGGTCCAGGTCCAGTACAACACTACCGTGTCTGTAAGCTAACGCATTAGCGTCAGGACCAATATCAGCAGGGTCATGCGCAAGTATTTTAACGCCTCGCGGTTCAAAACCAAGTTTAATGTGGGCGTCAATACAAGCATCAAACCATTCACGTTGTATAAGGGCGTTGTCAACTTTATTCGCACAGTAACCTAACCATATATGATCGTAATCCGTACGGGACAGTCTTTCATAATCTGCTTTGCGCTGTTTTTCTAACACTTCAGGGAACCACGGGTTTTCGTCAAAGTTAGTCCAGACAATGTAACACTCGTCGTCTTCGTAAACACCATCAGTCACGAGTTCATTTAAGTGCGGCAGTATGTAACGATCATAAATAGCGTCCTCTTCAAACAAGGGGTTCATTGTAACCCAAAGCTCGGAACCTTTTTCACGCAGTGTCGGCAACAAAAGCTGTAAACTTGTTTCGCTTAAAAACTGTCCTTCTTCAATCCAAAAAACTTTAAAACCGTGAAACGATTTAATACCGCCGATATGCCTTGCTAAACCTCTAAACTTAAACTTTCCGCCATCGATATGTTTAATCTCTTTGTCGTTGACGACGAAACCAGGTATGTTCAAGCGCTGAATCTCTTCATCCAACAAAGCATGGACGGAATCTTCAATCGTATTTTGGTGCTCTCTAAAACAACCAACCTTGTATTGTTGTTGAAAAGCAAGATGCAACAAAACATCAGCGATAGTAACAGACTTAGTTCCTCCACGACCACCAAACGCTATTTTTACACGTTTGTGTTTAGTCAAAAACGGAGCAAGTTTATCTGTTAAAGTAAGTTTGGGCATCAATTAACTTTCCAAGGCTTCTTTGTCTTCTGTACGCATTTTAGGTTGGGTTTTAACATGGACAATCTCTACTTTCCAACTGTTGTCCTCGTCGTCCTTCGCACCAAAACCAGTGTTAATGTCAATTTGCTTCCTGTCGCCATATTGTTTAGCAAACGCCTTCTCTAAGAAAGTGACGTTTGCTCCGTGTCCCTTGGTTTTTTCCAAGTCTTTCATATGGGAGGCTTTAAGTTCAGCCTCAGCAAAAACTTCAGCTTCGCACAAGTTAACAAGTGTTTCCAAGGACAAGCCTTCCCCTTGGAACAGCCGGTTAAACAATGTGGCGCTTTTTCTGATAGAGTTTGCGACTTCAATAACGGGCAATCCCAAAGAACGGTTGTACGCAAAGCATTCGATATCATAAGGCGTAAGGTACCTGTCGTTGTACGTGTTTTTCTGTGTCGTGTCAAACAAGGGAAACAACTCTTTGGCTTTCTTTAGTTGTTCCTCTTCAGGTAAGTTTGCTTCCTTAACCCAGTAAATTAGTTGGTCGAACTTAGAGTATTCCATTTTAGCCTATATAATAAGGATTGCAAGTTATGTGCCAGGGGCCATTTAAAAGTTTCACCTGGCTCTGGGAGGTTGGCCCCTGGCACGGCGACAAGGACATGTAAGGCACACGGCTCCTTGACTGTAGTATACAAAGGGTTTACAACATCTGTCAAGTAAATTATACGGGGTTTTTGGAATAAAATTAGTTGTTCGATGATCGGTATCGTAGGCTACGTATTTTTAGGGCCGTTTGGTGGCCGTGGAACACCGTGAAACGTTGATGTATAAAGGTTCTTGGGCGAAGTGTGGATTGTTAGGTTCACCTAACTCGGTGGCAGCTGGCGGGTGTCGTGGGACCCACTTTAATTATTATTTATTTTCCCACACATAGCGGGGTATGGGGGTCGCTTCTCCTGTGTCCAGCATCCGTTTTCATCTGTCCCTGCCATTGTCATCAAAAGTTACGTAACCAGGCGTCACTAACACATATCAATCGTAACCGTACCACGCATCGTTCCCCAGTTTACTGCGACACTTATCACCAAACCATCGACGACAAATAAAAATAAATTAATGCTTGACTTATCTGTAGATGTCTGTAGAATGGGTCTTAAGAGTTAAGAGAAACGATAACTTAAACAAAGGAGACAATATTATGATTTACAATCAAAAACAATTTCTTAAAAAGATCGGAAGTATTATAAGATCTGTCCCAGATAGCGAGAAAGAAGTGTTAGACCTTATTGCGTATACTAAATTTTATGAAGGTAATAAGCGCGCCATTTATAACGCTGTTTACACGAAAGCAATGCGAATAGCAAACACGTATATTAAATAAAGGAGACAGGACGAGGACTAACTTAACAAGCAATCGCAACTTAACAACGTAACTTCGACCAAAGCCCCAGTTAACACTCAAGTTAACTGGGGCTTTCTTATTCTATCGACAATACTCCCCAAAGCAAAACTTATGCCAATCAATCACACCGTCAACAACATGACATGCCGCTAAACCACGCAAAACATAGTCAAATTTAAACGTCCGCAAAGAGTTGAGCTATAACTATTGACAAAGTTTAAAACGACGTGTATCGAGTTTTCGGACATTTGGCGTCTGGTTTGTTTGGCATTAAACTTGCTTGTTAGACAATGGTTGGGTTACAAGTGTCGC